ATTGTAATGTTAGCAATAAATACAGGTAGGTTTCTAAAAGACGTATTTAATGGATTTATTCATATATTTGATTTAATGCCAAGAGGTATGCGAATCGCTATAATTGCTCTTTCTGGTCTTGCGTTAGCTATAAAAACAAATCCTATACTTCTTTTACTAACTACGGCTATACTGCTGATAGATGATTTTTATGCCTATATTGATGGAAGGCGTTCACTTCCTGCGCTTGCTCCTGTATGGGCTAAAATAATTGAATGGAGTAAAACTCTTAGCGCAAAATTAGAAGAACTAAAGCCAAAACTACAAAAAATATGGGACATATGCATATTGTGGATGGTAGCATTCAAAAATAAACTGCTAGAAACATGGTATGCATTAAAACAATTGTGGAATGAGTTTAAACAATCAGAAACGTATAAAAATTTAATCGAAATTCTTAAAAATTGGTTTCAAGCATTAAAGGAAGAAATAAAGGCAGTATGGGAAGTTTTAAAAGATCTTTTTACTGATTTGGGCAAATCGATTGAAAATAAAGGTGTTGTAACTCAATTTAAGCAAACCATGGAAGCCTTATCAACAACATTACTTTCTGTATCAAAAGCAATAAAAGATTTAATGATTCAATTGCATTTGTTATCAAAAGATTCCAAGACAAAAACATTTTTTCAATGGTTAACTGATGAATTAGCAAGAGAAGTAAAGTGGACATTACTTCTTGTAGAAACGTTAGCTCATTTAATTTCATCGTTAGCGCTTGCAGCAAGTGGTGATAAAAAAGGAGCAATAAAAGAACTTCAAGCAGCAGGAGTTTCTGGTAGAGCTGCATTCAGAACAAAAGTAGGTGCAGACGATAGTACTAACGGAGACAGGCTACAGCGTAAAATTGCCATGCAAGAATCAACAGGAAATCCACAAGCATCAAATGGCGATCATTTTGGAAAATATCAATTTGACCAAGGGACGTGGGATGAAGCGGTTGCATTGGCAGGAAGAAATGATTTGTCGGGAATTCAGCCTGATAATGTTTCTGAAGCCGATCAAGATAGTGTTGCCGCTGCTTACATTGCTGATTTACGAAATCAGGGATATTCAGACGAACAAATAGCAGGAGTATGGTATGGTGGCAAAGGATCTTTGGATTGGTCACCAGAAGCAAGAAGTAAACCTCAACCGGGTGGCAACCCTAGCATGGATCAGTATGTAGCAGGCGTATTAGGACAAACACCAGCCACACTGGCTTCTGATGCAGAATATACACAAGCAGTAACTCCTGGCAATACAGGTGGTTCGGCATGGTCAGGTATCAATGTATTGAGTGGATCTTATACCGCACCAACCACAACAAATTCGTCCAGTACAGATTCAAACTTGGTAACCGTTGATAATATAAACTTTACCTTTGGCACACCGTCTGTAGATCCACAAACAGCAGGGCAAGCGGCGATAGATGGAGTATCCAAGGCGATTGGTAAAGATGTTGCATTACAAACCAGAGATTTAACGGGGGTGTTTGGATGAATCTAGCTAACGTATGGACACTAGCAAATGCAATAACTTCTGCCACGTCAGCAACAACATTAGTAGCAGGAGCCACGGGACCGTGGACACCACCGCAATGGTCTGGATTAACAACAGATACCAAACAATTAATATATGTAAAATCAAATATTGGTGGATTATTTTTTGACGCCATTTTCCATGAAGAAACAACTTCTTCAATTAAAATAACTGATCATCCGGTACAAAATGGAAGTAATATAGTGGATCATTCCTACGTGCAACCCACTGTTTTGACAATGGATATAGGTGTTTCTGATTCTATGGGTAGTATAGTTACTGGTCAATTTACAGGGTCTTATACCAAGTCCGTATCTGCTTATACATTGTTACTTGCATTGCAAACCTCAAGAATACCTCTTGAGGTACATACGAGATTAAATCATTATACTAACATGCTTATTGAACAAATAACGGCACCAGATGACTATAAAACTCTTCATGGGTTAAAGTGCAGCGTACAAATGAAAGAAATATTTATAGTAGAGGTAGGGACAACGACAGTGTCGGCAAGATCGCAAACAACAGCGACAACGAGCGGCGGAACCGCTCAACCGACAGTAGACAATGGTTCTGTGTTAGCACAAGCGGCTACAGCGATTACGGGGTGATTAAATGTATGTTATACCATTAACAAACGATCCTAACAAAACAATGCAAACAACAGTAGAGGTTAACGGTTCAAATATTACGTTAACTTTATTTTTTCACTATAATGAAGTGGCAAAATACTGGTGTATGCGGATCACGGATTCAACAGGAACGGTATTAGTAGATTCAATTCCTTTGCTAACAGGGGAATATCCTGCCGCAAACTTATTAGAACAATATGCATACTTAAAAATAGGTAGTGCATATATACTTAAAGTAAGTAAAAATGATTTAGATTATCCAGATGATAATACTTTGGGTGACGTATTTGTTATGGTATGGCAATGAGGAAAAATAAATGAGTGATTTTTTGTATCAAAGAAAATATCAAATATTAATATCAAAAAATAACAACACGGCTCTTGATGTATCTAATTTGAGATGTACTTTCCACATTGAAAAAACATATCATACCAAAGCAAATTACTCTGAAATTGTTATATACAACTTATCATCCGAAACAGAGGGTACTATAATTAGTGAATACGATAGAGTTATTGTAAATGCCGGATATCAAGGAATGGATTCAAAAGGGTCGCCTAAACAATATGGAAAAATATTTGACGGTAATATTATTCAATGTTTACGTGACCGCGAGGATGATAATGTAAATTATAAATTAACTCTAATTTGTGGCGATGCTGATAATTTTTTAAACAGCGCATTTGTAAAGCAAACTATGAATGCAGGTATTACGCATAGACAAATGATTGATGCGCTTGCTTCTAAGGCGACAATAACGACAGATATCGGCCGAATATCACCCGATTTAAAAACGACTGGTTTACCTAGAGGAAAAGTATTTTTCGGCTCTCCAAAAAAATATTTGCGTGATATAGCATCGGATAATAACGCCAGCTTTTGGATGGACGACGGAGCAATTCATGTTGAAAAACCAACAGATACAGTAGCAGGAGAAGCAATTGTGGTAACGCCAGAAACAGGACTTATAGGAACACCGCAAATGGCGGCAGACGGCTCTATCAATTTCAAAGTTTTACTAAATGCCAAAATAGGATTAATGACAATGGTAAAATTAGATAATACCAATATTAGGCAAGCTAAATTACAGGAAAAACAAAAACCCACTATGCTAGATCAAGATGGACAATATCAGGCATATAAAATTATTCACGATGGTGATACACGCGGTCAGAACTGGTATACAAGTATTGTGGGAGTGTCAAGATTTGGTAAATTACCGATACAATTGTCAGCAACAAATCAAGACTTCCATTAATGAGGTGCGTATATGAATTATATGAAAGAAAAAACAAAAGACAAAAACGAAATGATACGAACGGCTTTTGAAGATCATTCAGCTAATTTACGGGTAGCATGTCCGGGAGTAATTCAAAGTTATGATGAGAATTCTCAAACCGTAACCGTTCAACCGGCGATAAGAGAAAAGATAAGAATAAATGGCAATATATCCAACGAAGATTTGCCGTTGTTAATTAATGTTCCTGTATTTTTCCCATCAGGTGGTGGGTATTCGCTTACATTTCCCATAGAAGCAGGAGATGAATGCCTGGTTGTATTTGCTGATTCTTGTATTGATGCTTGGTGGCAGTCCGGAGGAGTACAAAATCAAATGGACAAACGCCGTCATGATCTTTCAGATGGTTTTGCTTTTGTCGGATTTAAGTCAAGTGGCAATGCGGTTCCTGCAGGGTCAGGGACAACATTACAGGGCTCTTCTGGTAGTATTAATTTTAACGGTGGGCATATAACCATAACGGATTCTAACGTGGAAATTGCTTCTAGCAACGTAACGATTGCAGGAAAGGATTTTTTAACGCACACCCACGATGGGGTACAATCTGGTGGCAGCAAAACAGGGGGTGTATCATGAGCATGATATACAGAATGTTATCACCTACTACAGGGGGAGGATCTGGCGATTATAGCTTTGGAAATGGAATGAGTAATTTTGTCACAGATTTAAATGCAGTTGTGCAGGCTATTTATACCCGAATTTATTTGTTGTATGGGGAATGGTGGGAAGATACTGAAAACGGTATGCCTTTGTGGCAAAAAATTATGGGAGCATCAGGAAGCCCTCAACATATTGCGGCCGTTGATCTTATTGTACAAACAAGAATATCAGAAACAACAGGCGTAACCAGTATTGTTAATTATAGTAGTACATGGGATTCATCGGTGCGAAAATATACGTTTACTTGTACAGTAAACACAGATTATGGTACTGCTACAATCTCTCTTTGAGGAGGCGTTTTAAGTGAGTTATACTGCTCCTAATATTACATCAGTTGGTCTTACAATTCCATTATATTCAGAGGTGTTGGCAGATTTGATTGCGCTTGCAATGAGTATCTACCCATCTGCATATTTAGAAAATGACAGTTTGGACCGTCAATTTATCAGTATTTTTGCTCTTAAATTAATGGATAATAACAATTTAGCACAATTGGTGTATAACAATAGAAGTCCCGCAACAGCAATAGGAAGTTCGTTGGATGGAATTGTAAAAATAAATGGACTATCAAGAAAAACCGCTTCATATTCAACGTGTGAAGTGCAATTAACAGGAACAAACGGTACAATTATTACAGGTGGGATCGTTTCAGACGTAGCAGGATATGCATGGGACCTGCCTACTCCGATAACCATTCCGTCGGGTGGATTATTAACGGTAACCGCAACATGCGAAACAATCGGATCAATAACTGC